TGGTGGCCTATTGCTGGCTAGGATACCAGAAGAACTCGCAAAGTCACGTGAGGCTTACTTTAACCAAGTAAACAACGATCGTAATGAGGCTTTAGAAAACGATGTTTTGAAGGAACAGCACCCAAGCATGCCAATCAATCAAGAACGGCAGGCACGTGTAACCTTTGGTGGTACAAAGAAGGACTAATTTTTTAGTAATTCCTATCCACCGTAAACAACTAAACCTTTAAGGAGGATAACAATATGGCTAATAAAGATGCCGCATTTGGTATGAGACCTGTAGGAACGTTGAGCGGTCAAAGCAACATGCAAACTAATGAGTACTTCATTGCAGACAATGAAGCATCTTCTATGTTTCAAGGTGACCCAGTAATTCAACAAGCTAGTAATACTGGCTTTATTGATATTGGTGCAACTGGTAGTGAAACTAACATTGGTGTATTAAATGGTGTTTTAATTGACAACAATCCGTCAACAGGCAAACCATCTTTCCAGAACTTTTACACTCAAACGAATGTAACTTCTGGATCAATAAGAGCTTTTGTATACGATGATCCGTATATGAAGTTTGAAATACAAGGGGATACTGGAACAAACTCTGATGTTACAGATCGTCATGAAGTAGCTGACTACGTAAACATGGGCACAGAATCTGCTAACGGAGTATCCGCAGCAGAACTTGACATGAGTGATTTAGCTGCAACTGATGGTTCGTTAAAAATCGTTGGATTTTCTACAGACCCTGAAAACAATGAACTTGGATCTGCGCACATGAATTACATTGTAATTTGGAATGAGCACACATTCAAAAAAGAACTATAATAGCATTTAGGAGGATTATATGGCTATATCAAGACAACAGCTCGCTAAAGAGCTTGAGCCAGGTCTAAATGCATTATTTGGACTTGAGTATCAAAACTACGAGAATCAACACACGGAGATTTTCGACACTGAAACTAGTGACAGAGCTTTTGAAGAAGAAGTAATGTTAACTGGTTTCGCAAACGCGTCAGTTAAAGCTGAAGGTTCTGCAGTATCTTTCGATAGCGCAAACGAGTCTTTCACTTCACGTTACACTCACGAGACAATTGCTCTCGCTTTCTCTATCACTGAGGAAGCTATTGAGGATAACCTGTATGATAGTATCGCTAAGCGTTATACAAAAGCACTAGCAAGATCTATGGCTAACACGAAGCAAATTAAAGCAGCAAACGTATTAAACAATGCGTTCAGCTCTAGTTCTGCTGGCGGCGACGGGAAAGAGCTTTGCGCTACTGACCACCCAACACAAGCGGGTACTTTCAGTAACGAATTGGCTACTTCCGCAGACCTTAACGAAACATCGTTAGAGCAAGCAATGATTGACATTGCTGCTTTCACTGATGAGCGTGGTCTGAAAATTGCAGCAAGAGGAGTAAAAATGATTATTCCTTCTGAGCTACAATTTACAGCTGAAAGACTGATGAAGACAGCTAACCGTACTGGTACTGCTGATAATGACATCAATGCGATCGTATCTAAAGGTATGATCTCTGGTGGTTATGTAGTGAACAACTACCTAACTGACACTGATGCATTCTTCATTAAGACTGATGTTCCTAACGGATTAAAGATGTTCCAAAGAGCAGCTTTAAAAACTGCTATGGAAGGCGACTTCGATACAGGAAACGTTAGATACAAAGCGAGAGAAAGATACAGCTTCGGCTTCTCTGACCCTCGTGGAATCTTCGGATCTCCAGGTGCTTAATCACTAGATTAAGACTACAATATTAAGGGGCCTTCGGGCCCCTTTTTATTTGCATAAACACATTTAAAAGCGTATAATCCAACCACTGCATAATTAAATTAGTTAGTATAGACTCATGCAGTAGATTTTCTCAGGACTATATTAACGGAAAACGGAGACAAAATATGGGTAATACAACTTATTCGGGTCCTTTAAGATCCGAAAGCACAATTAAAACTGTCAGTAAAAATGCATCTACGGGAGCAATTACTGAAATTATGACTATGGGTGACGCACCTGTTGCATTGGGGGACGAAGATAAAACTCTTGATGCCGCAACACACAGTGGCAGAACACTTGTAGTTCCTGCACTAGCAGCTAATAGAACTATAACTTTACCGGCACCAGTTGCGGGTCAAAGCTATAAACTTATCTATGGCGGCGCAGCAGAAGAAGCAGAAAATCTAATTCTATTAACACCAGGAAATACTAATTTCTTTTTAGGTGGTATTGTACACTTAGATTCTAATGCTGATAACGTATCTGTTTATTCTAACGGAAGCTCTAACTCAAGCTTAACTCTTACAGACTTTGGTGTGTTTGAGATTAACGTTGTAGCTAAAGATAGTACTAATTACTATATTTGGGGTTACCAAGAAGGTGCAGACGTACCTGCATTTGCAGATCAATAATAATTAACTCTGAGTAGGGGAGTAATGTCCCCTACTCTTTAGTAGGAGAAATAAAATGGCAGACGTAGTATTAAATCAAACACTTTTTGAAGGTGATAAAAAAATAGTTACACACTATCAAAACGTATCAGACAACTCTGGCGGTACAACTAAAATTGTTGACGTTTCAGCGTTGACGGCAAGAGGTGACGGTGCAACACCAGCAACAGTTACTTTAAACAAAATATGGTATAGCGTATCAATGACAGCAAAAGTAGATTCTGTTAAATTGATGTGGGATGCAGACACTGATGCAACTTTTTTAACAGTAGAGGGTGATGGTTATCTAGACTATAGCTCTATTGGTGGTATTAAAAATAATGAAGCTACCAATTTTACTGGTGATGTTGTAATTGTAATGCCTGCTTGTACTGCTAACGATAGTGCAACCATTACATGTGAGTGGCTTAAAAATTATTAATAGGAGTAGCATATGCCAAACACTACTTCAGGAACAGCAACGTTCGATAAAACTTTTTCTATTGAAGAAATAATAGAAGATGCTTACCAACGTGTTGGTGTAGATCAATTAACAGGCTATCAACTTAAATCAGCTAGACGTTCTTTAAACATAATGTTTCAAGAATGGGCTAATAGAGGGTTACATTATTGGGAACTAAAAGAAACTAATATAGACTTAATAGAAAACCAAGCTGAATATCATTTTTTTAGAAGCGCAGCAGATGACACTGCTGACAGCAATCGCGCACAAGCAACAACAAATCAAATAGAATCTACTATATTTGGAATGGATGATGTTTTAGAAGCAACCTTTAGAACTAATAGAACACAAAGCTCACAGCAAGATGTGGCTTTAACAAAGATAAGTAGATCAGATTATTCTGCACTAGCTAATAAACTCCAAGTAGGCACACCAGTGCAATACTATGTACAAAGATTTATAGATAGAGTTACCGTTACTGTTTATCCAGTGCCTAATTCTTCTGCAGCAAGTTCTGATATGCATCTCTATTATGTAAAAAGAATTGATGATGTTGGCGACTATAGTAATGCTGGTGATGTACCTTATCGTTTTGTGCCGTGCATGGTATCGGGGTTAGCTTATTATTTAGCACAAAAATACAGTCCAGAATTAGTGCAACAAAATAAATTATTGTATGAAGATGAATTAAACCGCGCTTTAACAGAAGACGGTTCTTCAACCAGTACTTACATAACGCCAAGGACGTATTACAGTAATGTCTAAATATTCTATTGGTAAAAAAGCAAAAGCTATTTCTGACAGAAGCGGCATGGCGTTTCCTTATAATGAAATGTTGAAAGAATGGAACGGTTCTTTAGTGCACAGATCTGAGTTTGAGGCTAAACATCCACAACTAGAACCAAATGCACATGCGGCTGATGCACAATCTTTAAAAGACGCAAGACCGGATAGAACTGAAACTGCAGTGCCTATTTTATTAAAGACTAATTCTTTTAAAACCGGTAGTTCAGGTAGTGGTGTTATTACTGTAACAGAAGAAGGCCATGGCAGAGCTAGTAGTGACACAGTTAGATTTTACGACGCTGTTAGTTTTGATGGTATATCTGCGACAAATATAAATAGAGCTGCAGGATATACAATAACGGTTGTTGACACTAATACTTATACATTTACTGTGGCAACAGATACAGCGATAACTGGTAATATAATAGGAGGAGGTTTCCGCGCTTACGCTGGCCCGGCAACAATAGTAGCATGACAACATACGCAGAACTAACACAACAAATAATAGATTATACTGAAACTGATAGTAATGTTTTAACAACAACTATTCTTAACGATATTATAGAACATGCAGAATCTAGAATTTTTAGAAACGTAGATTTAGATATATTTAAAAAATATAAAACGGCTAATTTAACAATAGGTGATCCTTTTGTAGCTATGCCTGGAGCAACCCCTCAGCTTTTTGCTTTTGTTAGATATATACAAATTTTTGATACTGATAATGTACGTATTACTTTAGAGAAAAAAGACACATCTTTTATTAATGAATTTGTGCCAAACAGAACAACTACAGGAACACCAAAATATTACGCAAATTGGGACAATGACACATTATTACTTGCTCCATCGCCTGATGCAACGTATACTGTAGAATTAGCGTATAATGCGCAAACAACAGGACTATCCTCAAGTAACACAACTACTTGGGTTAGTAATAACGCACCCGAAATGTTGCTTTATGCCTGCCTCGTAGAAGCTTTTAAATTTTTAAAAAATCCGCAAATGGTGCAAATGTATGAACAGTATTATAAAGAGGCACTAACTCCATTTGCTGGTGAACAAATGGGTAGAAGAAGAAGAGATGAATACATGGACGGCATACCGCGAATACCGGTGCCATCTGAAAACCCTTAAGGAGAATATATATGGCTAATGTAATTAGTAATGTTTTTAAAGATCAGTTGTTAAAAGGCAACCACAATTTTCAATCAGGTGGTGATACTTATAAAGTAGCTTTATACACATCATCTAGAACTGCAGCAGCGACTGATTCTGTATTTGATACAACTAACGAAGCAAGTGGCACTGGGTATACTAGTGGCGGTAACACTTTAACTAACAATGGTGTAACTGGTGGATCGTCAGCATCAACTGCTTTTATAGATTTTGCTGATACATCTTTCACTACAGCTACAGTCACTGCAAAGTTTGCGCTTATCTATCAATCAAGTGGCAGTGCTAATAGTGCTAGTGCTAATGCAGTTTGTTGGTTAGATTTTGGTGGTGATTTTACAACTACTGCGGGAACTTTTACAATACAGT